CGAAGATGTTGTTCCGGTTGTAAGAATCTCATACCTAAGAGGCAGAATTGCAGTCTGCATGTAGACTGTGGTTTGAATATTAGCATTTTGAAAAACATGAGCAGTGTAAAGCACGCCGTTGACAACAAAGCCAATTTGCACGTTGCCAACGCCAAGCCACTCAAAAGACATAAACATGATCTGAGTTTTAGTCAAATCAAGCGTCACGCCGCTAGGGCCGGTGCCATTAAACTTATCGACGTTCCAATTGGCCTGAGTCACAAATCGAGAGTTATCGACTGAGCCGCTAGTGTAGGTGCGGATAACAAAAGAAACTTGCGATCCCGCCTGCTCCAAATAAGCGCCATTGTAAGCGCTGTAGTATCCAACCCGCTGCGTTAGGTTGGTTCGAGCGGAGGCCATGGAGAAGGTTTGGAGCGTCAGCAGGCTCTTGCCGGGCTGGTAGGGGAAGACGCGGTAGCTTTGGCTCAAAACCTGCGAGCCTGACGTCGTCGTGACAGACAGGGCGACGGCGCTCTGATTGGTGACGTAGGTTGCCGTGCCGCCTGTTGCCGTGGCAAAGCTAAATGACGCATCGGCCGCAAATCGGCTCTGAGAGTCAAACAGCGTGAACGGCTGAGAGACACGAAGCCGCCCGAAGGCGTCAACCGTGTTGCCAGTAAACTGAGAAATCTGCGCCGTGATAGCCGACGATGAGCTTGATCCAAGAGACGGAAATTGGGTGATTGTCACGTCAAGCTACCCCCGGATATCGTCACAGTGACGCCGGCAGCCGAGGCATACCCCTGAATCGTCGCCCCAGCCCCAATAATTTGGGTGCTTTCCCACAAAACGGTAGTGCCAGCAGGGACCGCAGTGTTGTAAAATATCGCGTTTCCTGTTCCAGCAACGCCACCAGAAGGCACAAAAAACAAATACACATTTATTGCAGAAGACGTGGTGTTGCAGATATTGATAGAGTTTACATGCGAACTTGCCCCAGAAGATGAGGTGTATAACGTAGAAACTGAAGTCGCAAGACCAGATTGGCAAAGCTGAACTGTGGTAATGTTGTTATAAACGCCAAGAAGATAAGACGCAAGATTATTGATGGCAATTACGCCATTCTTTTGCGTCGTAAGAATATCCGAAAGAGATGCGCTCATCAGAACTTACCATCCGGCTGGAGCCTATATCTAATGTTCCCAAGCCTCCAAAAGCTATCAATGTCGCTGCTAGCGATACCAATTGAGACAAGGCGTCCACGGAACCTAGTGTTAAAATACTCAGTAGCCTGAGTTACGGTGTATGGGCCATATGCCGTTGGTGTATTGCCTGGATAGTCGGTGATGTAGAAAGTAATCTGCACATTTGCGCTAGGGGTTTGATTGTAATAGCCCCACTTCATATCAGGCCAAACAAGATCGACGAAAGACTTTACGTCGCCATCCTGCATGGCAAAATAGCCAGTCTGGAAGCTGGACGACATAGGTTGCTCATCAGCATTCGGGGAAATCTCGTGCTGATAGATGATGTTGGTCGAGCTAGAACCAATAGGGGGGCCAAAAACAGACTGATTGATCCAAGCAGTCCTGTCTAGGGTGCCAAAGTCCCAGCCCCGCGTGTTGATGTTATACTTTACATAGTTGGTGTTTTCGCCACCATTGACGGTGGGATAATACCAAGTAACTTCACCAAACTGCGAATTTGTGGCAATCCTAATTTTTTTGATGGTGTCGCTGTTTAGGCTGGTGATTGTCTGAAAGACAACATCCCAAATAGGGCAATAGATGGGCATAACGCCTTCGCCAGACAGCATGAAAAACTGCGTCTGGCTCATCCAATATACAATGCCGTTCATGGATGCGGCAGCCTTTGGTGCAATCAGGCCGCACCCTGTTCCAATCTCATTGAAGCTGTAGATGAACGGCTGACCGACATACTGCATCGCCCACACGGCAAGGTCAGTCCAAAGCAGGCCCTGCTGGGGGCCTTGGATGCCGCCGACAATCAGGGAGCCGCGAGGAATGCGGTAGGAGCCAGCCTGATTGGTGGACTGAGCGATCCACACAGACAGGTTGCCTACGTCGCACCAGCGCACCAGCATCGGGTCTTGGATGCCGTTGAAGGTCGACCCCCAGGCGATGATTTGCTGCTCTGGCATGGCCACGAAGGCGCCAGAGTTGGCCGCAGGGCCTTGAGGGATGACCGTGGCGATAGGCGACGACACGGTAGGGCTCCAGATATAGATCGGGCCACCGTAGGGGCAGGAGACGAGGATGCTGCCCCAATTGTCGAGCGTCCAGTCCGTCGCGGTGATGGGCGTGCCAACGGCGGCAACCGGCGGGACACCCGTTCCCCAGCCGCCATCCCCCCAGCCGCCAGCGCCCCACCCAACGCCAGCCGCCGGAGTCCCAATACCAACATAATACAGATACGACGCATTGCCACCATTAAGGTAGCCTGTTGTCGTAGACGTAGCAGAAGCAGATGTTTGAATTGAAAATACGCTACTAGATGTTACTCCAGTTACGGTGTAATTACCAGAAAAAGTGATGCCACCAACGGTCGTGGACATAATAACGGGGAATGTGGAGCCAATTGAATAGCCATGATTGGGCAGCGTCACAGATACGGTTGACGATCCGCTAACCACAGAAAATTGAGGCAACACAGCAGTTGATGACGTTGTCGTGGCAAGCTTTGGATTGCCAAGAGCGTCGGTAGCAATGATGGTGTAGTTATTTGCATCAAATGCGTAGCACTGATAAAGACCAAAAAGAACAAGATTGCTGACGCTTATCTGAGTTTTGATAAAAACAGTATTATAGCTAGTCACATTTGAAGATGGGTCGTTGATGTTTACGACGCTGCTGCCAGCCGTAGTGGAGGCAGGGTAGGTGGCAATAGCTACGTTATCAGTGAAAGTTCTAGGTGTGATATTGGTAAGAGCGTTATTAAGAATTGTATTTAAAGATGACGTGCATCCAACGCCAAGATACTTGTTGCTGTTTACATCAGCCCAAGCCAAAAGAGCGCGAACAACACTGTCCATGGCCGTGGGATAGAACTTCCCCCAGCCGCCCAACTTCTGCGGCAGCGCGACGCCTTTGTCATCAATCATGAAGCGGATAAGCTGAGACTCTGAGATGCCAGCCTCATTCAGCGCCGGGGTGCGGTTCTGATTGACGGTCGGGAGAAGCTTCAGGGATGCGTGCGGCATACCTTACCTCCCTGGTGTGGCTACAACGGCCGGGCTCATCGAAGACCACCCGCCAGCCTGGAACTTCTTTCGGAACTCCTCCACCGTCGCGCCCTTGACGAGAGCCTGATACTGGCTTTCGTAAGACACGGCCATGGCAGGGTCATCGCTTTGACGACCAAAATTCCTTTGATATGCGGAGATATAGATCATGCTGGCCATAATAAACAAACTTGGCAGATTTTGACTAATAAATGTCGTAGCAACAGTAGCCGAGAGCGAAGGCGGGCGATACGTCCCAATAATCTCCAAAGTATATGGGCCATCAGGGAATGGCGCGATCAGAAAAGTATTGAGTGTCTGGGTTGTCGGCGTTGTGCCGGTGCTGCTTTGGCTTTGAGGCGCAAAGTAGCTGGGCGTAGCCGTATAGGTGGCACTTGGATAGTTGATGTTGATGAACTCTTTTGTCGCCGGCAGCAGCGGAACCCGCGTCCCGGAGTCAGGCAGCACGGTCCCGTAGGGAGTGATGGCGTTAATTTCCTGGACGGTCACGAACTGAGGGAACGTCACCGACCGGGTTCCAGTCGGGATCGTTTGCGTAGCCGTCGTCACGGTCGCCAGGAGGTCTAAGTCCCTGTAAATCCTCAATTCGGCGTAATCAATCATTGCCGGCAGAATGGTCAAGAAGTTAGGATCAGTCGGGGAGACGACAGCCATCTCAGCGATCTGGGTCTGGTAGCTCGAATAAGTCAAGCCGGTCGTCATCTACTAAACCCCGATCACGTCAGCGCGCCGATTGTGCTCATATTTACTCGATAACTTCAAGGGTCCGATTATTGCTTACCGCGACAGAAGCGCGGACTGTCCTGTTTTGAATAACGCAGCCATTACTAGCCGTATGGTTCACAGACATGTTGTCGCCATGGATTAGGAAACCATCACGACCAAAGGTGTTTGTCCCCTTCATGGGCGTAAGCCGCATTGTCATAGGGCCTGCCTTGGGATGCGTGAACGCAACGCCAATGCTATAAAGGCCACGAGGAATAGGGCCGATGTTGGGAATATTTTGGGCGGCAGGATTGTTGACACCCTCACCAAAACCAGAATATCCAGAGCCAACAATCTTATCGTTATAAGACAAACTGCCGGTCTTTTGCGAATATTTCCACGTCATTTGGATACCCCCTTGACCTTCTCGATGGTGCGAGATGCGCTATAACCAAGGAAACAGAACCCAAACATCTGCCACATGGTCTCAGGAATGGCAGCAAGCCACTTTTGAAGACC